ATTCAATATGCAGTATGCAGTAATATGCAGTAATATGCAATATGCAGTATGCAGTAATATGCAATATGCAGTATGCAGTAATATGCAATATGCAATATGCAGTATGCAGTAATATGCAGTAATATGCAATATGCAGTATGCAGTAATATGCAATATGCAATATGCAGTAATATGTAATTATTTTAATTTAAAAAAAAGATTGTGAACTAATAGATGTAGATATATATAGACAAAGTATTATTAGTAGTTTAGAAAAATTTAATTAAATTTTACTTAACAACTCTTTAATTTCACTCAAATTTTTTAATTCAGTTTCCAATTTAATTCTTTTTTCAAAAATTTCATTATTTTCAGTTAATAAAAATGTTTTATCTTCATTACTAATAGCACTTAACAAATTAGTAGTAGTATTTTTTTTTATATTATTTATAAGGAAATACATAATTAATTTAGGAACATAATTTCCAAAAGTTTGTATAACTGTATTATAATATATATCTATAACATTTTTAATAACACTTAAATTTACTTCTTCTTTTTTCAATTCATTAAATTTAGATTTAAAAGTGGAATCTTCTGACCAAATATAATTTCTTTCTGTTTCAATTAATAAGTTTACTTCTTTAATAATATCTGATTTATATAAATTAATATCTTCATTTAATTGTTCTAAAATTTTTTTCTTTAAATTTGGAAATTGGACGAAATTATCTTCATTTAATAATTCACTAATTAAATTATTAATAGTATTATTTGTTTTTTCTAAACAATTTAAACTTGGATTTCTTAATTGAAGAATTGGATTAATTCTGTCTTGAATTGTTTTCTCTAAAACATCAACTAATGGTACTATAAATTCCATTTTGTTGCCTTCACTAGAATCAATAATTTCTTCTATTAATTTATCATCAATTGTATCTAAAATTTTTAAATTATTTATTTCATTTCTATAATCAACAAAATTCTGCTTTATGCTTCTTCCGTAATTTAAATCAATTGATTTATTTTCAATACTATTATTTAAATCAGTGCTAAAATTTGTAATAAATAAGTTTATTATAAAATCTTTGTTTTCGGAAATATTATCTGGTATGCTTTTCTTAAATTTAACTAATGAGTGTTCTGTTTCAATTAGTCTATTATTTACTTCACAAGAAATATCTGGGATATATTCTCGAATTTTATTTAATAATATATTAGATAATGTTAATGATAAATTTACAACTCCAAGTCTTGATTTATCTTCTAATTTTGAATATATTTTATGATTATTAAAATATTCCGTTTCAGATATATCATCTTCACTTATTTTATTTTTTATGGTATAATAGCCATATTTAAGTTTTAAATTATTAGAAATATTACCTATTAAATAATTGCTAATGTCTGTCTGGTCTGACATTAAATCAGGTTTTGTTAAAATACCAATAGAACGCTCGTTATTAGGATCTAGTTCTTTTACTATTTCTAATGCTTGATCGACCTCGAGGTCAACACGGGAAGGCATAACCGAAAGTATAATAGTATTAGGATTAGAAGCATACTTATTTATCATATTTCTAATAATTTGTTTAATATTTGTATCCTGTCCATCTAAAGCAACATTAATAATTCCAGGTAAATCAATTAATGTTAAATTAGCAACATTTGGTGACTGAATTTTTATAACCATTTCTTCAGTGCTAACATTATTATTACTAGTTGTGACTTTTTTACTGAAAGAGAGTATATCTTTTTGTAATTGTAAGATATTTTCACTTTCAATTTTTTTTAAGTCATAAAATTTATCTTTTTTAAAAATACCGTCTTCATATTGTCCTATTTGAATTAAATATGAATTTGGATTATATAATAACTCTATTCTACAAGGATTTTTAGAACACATTTTACTATTAGTTGGTAAAATATTAATCCCCATTATAGAATTTAACAAACTGGACTTAGCAGAACTCTGTGTTCCTACTACAATAATCTCTGGAAAATCAATTTGTTTATCAAATTTAATACTTGATAATTTATTTAATAGTTCAAAAACTTGTTTATCTTTTAATAAATCGTCATTATTTTTTGTTAAATAATCTGTTAGTGTGCTATAGATATTATTTATAGATTCCATTATATTATATATAATTATTAAAATTTTAAATTATTATATTTTAAAATTTATGAAAGAATAATTTCTTACATTTAATAATTAAGGACACAGGAAAACCTCAGGATAACCTAATGATATATAATTTAAAATATGATATTTTCTACAAAATTCATTAGAATTTTAACTGAATTATCTATATAAATTTTATTAATACTATAATTTTTTTATTAATATTATTTTTTTGTCTTTTAATTGTATAATATACTCATATGCATATTTTGCATAAATTTCAAAAGTCATTTATAATTTATTAAAAATAAAATAAATTTCATATGTAAAAATATTATACTTAAAATTGATTTATAATTATTAGATTATTAATGACGCAAGAACGTAGAGTACGTAAAGAAATTAGTATATTAAATAAAAGTAATTACCAATTTGAAGTTTTTAATAATAATAGGATTTTTATATTCTATTCTAATTATGGACAAATACATATTAATATTCCGCCTTCTTATCCTTTTTCAACACCAAAAATATATATTTTAAATAATTTAGATAAATTAGCAATTGATAACAAATATTTAGATTTATACTTAAATAAATTATTTCCAACAGTTAATACAATAGATATTACTGATATAATTAAAAAAAAATTATTTAATTTGTATAATGACGAAAAAATACATATAAAAAAATTTTTCTATGATAATATTCGTAGATATAAAGAGACAGATTATTTTAATATAATATTATCTTTTGATAAAATTATTGAGACTGGATGGAATCCATCATTAAAAATTATAAATGTTTTAGAATTTTTAGAATCTTTAAATAAAAAATATAATATAAAAGATAAATATAAATTTAAATTATTTAAAAATTTGTAAAAAAAATAAAATTTAAATATTTTAATATTATATATATTATGATTAATGAAATAATAACATATTTAAAAGAAAATACAATAAATCTTATTAGTCAAATAATAATGATTTTAGTAGGAGATTGTATGAGTAATACGGATAGTTGTGTAATATATCACTTACCCAAAAATAAAAAATACACAATAGTAAATATACTAATATTATTATTTATTACAGTATTAAAATTTATATTATCTTATTTTAATAAAAAATATAATATTCCAAAATCTAAATCTTATGATATTAAAATCGAATAATATTTTAATCCCATAAATCTGCAAGATTTTTCATAATAATTTTTCTATAATCATCTGGTCTAGTTAAACCTGAATGAACTCTTAATTCATCATCAGTCATTAATAGAAAATTAACCATCATATCTGTCATAGGATTTTTAGAAACAATCACTCCGTCAAAATTATCATCTTCAAAATTAATAAGAAAATGTTTATAAATATCATATTCATATATTATATTTGGATTAATATTAGCACAATTATAATCATAATTTATAGTGTATGTTTTTTCATTATCTACAATATGAATATTTAATTCAAGATAATATTTTTCATCATATGGTTCCTGTAAAAATAATATTGTTTCTGTTCGTTCTATCATTACTTAATAATGAATATAAATCAATTTTATATTATATTTATATTATTATTATCAATACTTATTGTATTTTTCCATTTATTATTGTTTAATATTTTATAACTTAATTTTAATTCATCTAAACTATTTTTTATAATATTAATACTAATACAATTATTATTACACCATTCTCCAACAACTATATAAATATCTATTTTTTGTAATTCATTTATATTAAAATTACCTCTAATTATTTTTATTAATTGTTCTTTTTTATTATACACAGCATCTACATGACCTAAAAAATTTATATTATTTAAACTAAATAATATAGCACTGCATGTTCCTAAATGAGATGTAATTAATTTTTTTTTTGATATTTTAATTTCAGATTGATCAACATAATTATTATTTATTCTAAGATATTTCATTCTACTCATATAAAATATTATAATATTATAATATTATTAATTAAATTAATTACATTTGATGTGCATCAAGATGTCTAATTTTCCATGATGATTCGTCATATGTTATGCATATATCTAATTTACATGTTTTTTTATTTGATAATTTTTTAGGAACTTTAATATCAAACGCAAATTCTGCAGATCGTCTAGTTTTTAAAGTTGTAAATTTTGGATCCGGTTTTTGTACTTTAAATTTTGAACTATTAAATGAATACTCAACTTTAAATAATCCTGATTTTTTAATATCACCTAATTTTTTTAAAACTAAATCTAAATGTACTTCTTTACAATCACCATCACATTTTAAACTTTTTAGATTTAATACTTTCATTTTACAAACATTATTTAATTTATTAACATCTTTAATTAAGTAAGCTTTATTTTTAATAGAAAAACTCATATTTATAATATATTACAATAAAAAAAATATTTTATATTAAATTTAATTTAAATTTAATTACATATCAAATTCATTTTGTAATGATTCTAATGCTGCTTGACTTGAACCGGGATTTACATCATCATTATCTTCCATTTTTATTTTTTTTTTCATTTCTTTTAACATAGATGGATCCACCATTTTTTGTATATTTTGAACATAACTATAAGCTTTTTGAAAATCTTCTTCTGTCAAATAAACTCTTTCTTCTGGTTTAAATTGTTTATATTGACATAAAACGTCAATCATAAAATTTTGATATTCTTCAGCTTTATCACTAGGTATTTGTTTCATTTTAGTTTTTGTGTTTCGTCCCATCTATAATATATTTATATTATATAAATAAATTTTAAATGCTTTATATTTATTATAAATTTATAAGCATATATAATAAAAAATATTATAAAATTTTAAAATATTATTTATTTTAACATATTCTAAATGATGGTGTATTATTAGTATCATTTAACCAACGTCTCATTGGATGAAATAGTTTTGCTCCACAATGTGTCATAAAAGTATTTCCATTTGTATCTTTAATAGATAAAGAATTACCATGTTTTTTTTCTACCTTTAAATTTGGATTACCTTTTGTTAATTTTTTTAATGTTTTTCTCATCTTCCGTCCCATTTTATGTTCTGAACTATTACGTGCCATTTTACAATTTCATCTAGTTTTAAAATCAATTTTATATATGAAAAATATATATATATATATATATATATATATATGGCAAATATATGCTGTATTAATCCTAATAAACGTCATATTGATTATTATGCTTATAAATATAAAAAAAATGATTATATAAAAAACATAATGATAATAAAAACAGATTTTAATTAATACCTATACTAATAATAAACTCTAGGTTAATGTTAACTGAAAATGATTATAATAAATATAAAAATAATTCAGATGAAGTTATTAATGCAATTTCATCAGAAAACAATTAAGAATTAAATATTAAAAAAGGTGATATAATGGAAGTATTACTAAATATAGATTTAGCACTAAATATAGATTTAACACCAGATTTATATTTATAAAAAATAAAATAAATTATATAAAATATATCTCCTAATTTATTTTATTTTTTCCAACAGTATATATACTCATTGTATTCTTCCTTTTTTGAATTATTCCATGCATCAGTAGCATCTCCATTATATTTTCTATTAAATTTATGAAGTGGTAGTGGAAATTTTATAGTTTCTTTACCAACTATCTTTTTTACCACATCATACATAGATAGACCATCTTTATATAAAAATGTATCTTGATTATGTGGTATATTTAAACACATATAACCATTTTTAGTTAAATATTTAAATGAATTAGTAATAACAGGTTCTAAAAAATTTTTTATAAATAATTGATATGAATTATACTTTGGCATTCCATTGTACGTTTCCAAATCATAATATGGAGGTGATGAAAAAATCATATCATATTTCCTTAATTTTGAAAAATCAAAATTTTCAGATTTTTCAAAATACATATCAACTTTAGATTTACTATGTGGGCTATAAAAATCTATCATTTTTTTATAAGGTGTTCTTAAGGATTTATTTGTGTCAATTCCCGTATAATTTACATCTCTGGACATACAAGCAAGACTTCTGTCTCCCCATCCAGCGCACGGGTCTAAAATATGTGTAGGTTTAAATTTATCTATTATAAAACATGCATTTTGTGGCTTAAATTGATTAATACTCCCGTACATATAGCGCATAGCTACTAATAAATTACTATTATTAATAATTAAATCTGGTTCTTTTTCAAATTGTTTTTTATGAATTTTAATACATTTTTCAACAATTTTTGGTTGTAGTTCAGGAGTATTCCAAGCATCTATAAAATTAATTCTACCTCGACAGGAAGTTTTAAGTCTATATTTTTGAAAAAATAAATTTGAACATTTGTTCCCTGTTGTAGCTAAAGTCAATTTGTCGATTTTAGTTTTTTTTAATGTTAGAAAATCCTTCAGAGCTTTTTCTTCTGTTATAATTAAAAATGGAAAAGGAGTATCCACATATATTGTAGTAGATAATTTTCTTGTTTTTTCATTTTCCGATAATTCATTCTTCCGGCGAAACCGAGGTTTTTTTACTGTATTATTTAATTTCATCTAATTATATATTACATTATATAAATATAAAAATTTTAACTAATTTATATTTATATTTAAAATTGAATTATCCTGTATTAAAAAAGTAATAAAATTAAAAAATATTTTTTTTCAACATTAACAGCTCAATTTATAATAATTATTTTTATATTGTTTTTTTTCATGATATTTATAAAGAATTTAGTGTAATGAACTACCAAGTCCATATTCATATTTAGAGAGGGATTCATTAGCTTATTAATCATTTAATTATTTTAAATTAAATTATATTAATCAAGAAACTTATGATATATCAATTAGTGCATTATCAACTAAAACACAATTAGCTAAATCTTACTCCTGTAGGAGAAACCGACTGGATGAGTGTAGATGAACAATCATAATTAAAAGTACCCAATGTTGAAGGTGAATATTTTATAGGTTAGACTATTAAACTCAGTCCTCAACTGATTCTATAGTTAAAAATAAAAATTCATTAAATGGTGAAAAAAATTCTGTAATAAGATGGTGTCAAAATAATGGTTATACAATACATCAAGGACCAGGTATATTATTTATAACAGGAGGCGATATGACGCATCATGGAACTCAAGAACTATATATTTTAGAACATAATTATAAACCAATAATAAAATTTAATGAAACTAAATATAATTACTTAAATAAAATTAAAGAACAACTACCAACTGTTCATTGGTGATTAGATAAACCTGATGTAATTTTTAAATCTAATATTAAGGGTTATTTTACACAAGCTAATGTTGGAGTAGGGCAAAGTATGTTATGCAGTATAGGAACTAAAACTAAAAAGGAAAAGGAATCTAGAAGTCCTAATTTTTTAGGTAAATACTATCAAGATTTTTTATCTAATCCAGAAAAAATAGAAGAACTTATTAATAAAAAACTGAAAGGTAATGAAGTTTATGAAATCATAGATGTATATAAAAATACATTTATATTTGGTAAAAAACAGAACAAATTAGATTTGACAACTTATTAAGATAAATTATAATAAAATAAAATAAACTAAATTTTAAATATAATTATTTTAAATATAATTATTTTTAATTTAATTATAATAATTAAATTAAAAATAAAATAAAATATAATATATAATTATAATATGATGAATGTGTTGAATATGGTGAATATGAGAGTTGTTGGTATTGCTGTTTTACTAAATATAATGTTACCAATGTTACTACAACCTTTAGCAACAACAGAAGAAATAAAACCTCCTAATGGTGCTGGAAGTTTAGATTTTAAAGGACAATTAATGCATATGTTTGTCCATCACGCACAAGTACCAGTTTCAAGTAGTGTTATTGTAGCTGTAATTGTTGTAGTTGCATTATTAGCAGATAAAATGTTATTATAAATTAAAATGGGTGAAAAATAAAAAGAATATAAAGTTTTTTTTTTAATATTATTTAATGTCAAGGTTATTAGAAGATTTAAAAATTTTAATTGAAAATAATTCAGAAAAAAGAATCAATTGGGATGAATACTTTATGTCAATTGCATTATTAATATCAAGTAGAAGTCCTAGTGAGAAATTAAAAGTAGGTTCGGTAATAGTATCAAATAATAGAATTTTATCATCAGGTTATAATGGATTTCCAGCAAATACTCCACATAAA